GATTCATTGAGTCAAAAATCTTCTTCATCTGCGGATCTCCATTACGTTCATGTGAAGATTTTAAAGGATTCGAAGATTTCTTTCCCATCCCTAAATCATCAGCTGACACCTCCACCCCACCAAAAATACCACGACTCTTATCACCACGATTTAATAAATCTGAACTTGCATCAAATTTATATGATGTATCACCTGTCAACGAGGTATCAGGTCCGACCACACTACCTGCTCCATGTTTTAATTTCTTATTACGATATTGTTGAGAACCTTTAGGTTTAATCTTTTGATAAGATTCTTCTTCTTTTAAATCTTCATCAAATAATAAATGATCTGTGTCATTATCGTCTTCTACATTCTGTGCAACTTCATCATCATCTTCAGCTAACATATTTCCTGATTTTATATCACCTGCGAATAAATCAGCTAGACCGCCGCCTCCACCACCTGCTTCTTCACCACCTCCTCCACCACCTGCTTCTTCACCACCTCCACCACCTCCAAACATATCACCCCCTTCTTCACCGCCACCTTCACCTGCTCCTTCTTCACCGCCATCAGCAGTTGGCAATGCTACTGCTTCCAATTTCAAATCAGCTAACTTATCTCTAACCTTGCCTTTTTCAATTCTAGAGATTTCATCATCATTAAATTCCATAATATTCTTACGAATCCATTCTTTATCTACTAGACCTTCTGGTACAGCTGACGCAATATCAAACTTAGTACGAATTAACTCTAATTTTTGTTGTTGTGCGATACTAGAAGGATTAGATAATTTAATTTCAAAATCTAATAAATCTTCTTCACTATAACCATGGGCATAAAGATGGATCATTGCCAATTTATTTAATTCAGCTAATACAGTCTTTTGAATACGTTGAATGGTACGACTAAAACGAATATCTTCTTGTGCTAAGGTTGATTTACTACCAATTTCTTCATCATAACCAAGATAAGCCTTAGGGATTTTAAGAGCTGCAAATAATTTCTTTTGAATATACTCGACGTCTTCAATTGCTGATGTATTTTGACCACCAGCTAATGTATCAATACGAGTACCTGTATCACCGCCACGTACAGGTAAGAAATAGTCTTCATCGACTGATAATGGATTATATCTTAAATCTACTTTACCTGAAGTTTTATCTACAACTGTATTTCTCTTTAAAGAAGTTTGTGCTTGTTGTAAATAATCACCAATATTTTCAGGAGGAATATTACCAACATCAATATAAAACACACGACGTTCAGGGGCACGAATTACACGATATACTAACATTGCATCTTCAATTAAAATTAATTGACGCCAGATACGACGAGCCCCTTCTAAAACAGAAGAACCATAAGGTAAGAAAGCATCATTCCCTAATAACCTGAAATGGCTGATTTGCCAATTTTCTAAAATTCTATTACCTTGTGTAATCCAACGAAAACGTACCGCTGAAGGATCTTCAGGATCAAAACCTTCTTCACGTTCAATTTCAGAAATAGGAATAGGAAACACATTAATAACACCAAAGTCAGGTGAAACATCGTTAAATAGAAAAAAATCTCCGTATTTGCAGAGATTTCTAACCCACATCACTAAATTAAATTCAACATTTAAGACATCGTAAAAGAGATTTTCCAATAATTGTTTGATTTTTCTATTTTCAGAATAGATATGTAAAACTTTACCGGCAGAATCAGCTGATACAGTTTCTTCAGCATAAACATCTAAGGCACTAGATAATTCAGGGGTTGACTCCATTTCACTAAAATCGGAATAACGAGCCATTCTATCATAAGAACCATATGCTGAAATGGTGGAATTATAAACGTCACTATGATTTTTCTTAAATAAATCTAAACTACTAGGACTTTTACTATCACCCTTTTTATTATTTTTAATTCTCTTACGAATAGTAGGTCCGGACCGAAATAAATCCGTCAGTTTTTTAAATAAACTCTGTTCAGCCATAAATAAATCTCTATATTTTGTATTTTAATATTATATAATAGATTTTAGAAAATTTAAGTTTTTTTTAACGTATTAACCAAGAAAAATCGCCGATAGCATTTATTTTATTAGTTTGACCTGTATCAATAATACTATCAGACATAGGAACAGGTAAAAATGGATTAATCTGCTTTGATAAAGCATTATTATAATAAGGACTAATCACTGTATTAGCAGATGAAGTTTGATTAATCTTCATACCTTTTAAAATTTCATTAGCAGTTGTTGCCTCTGTTGATTTAAGTTTAGAACCATATTTATCGGCTATCCAAATACCTATCGCCAGAGATAACACAGCATCATCATGATGATCTTTCATAGCCACAGGTTTATTATTTATCCAGACGAATGTTTTGAATTCATCATAGAGACGTAGCGAATTAATCTCATAACGATGATTACGTACTGCTTCTTCCAAATTTGAAAGAATTTTAGCCCGACTATCCTTTTGCGTACTAAACCCAGCCTTAGCAATAAATTCAGATTTATCCATTGCATAAGTAAATTCATATTTCATTCGATCATTTTCAAAATGAAAGTTCTGATAACCTAAATCATTCAATTTTGATAAAACCATATACCCATAAGTATTATTTTCAGGACAGACTAGGGCTTTGTTATAGCGCCGAGCCCAATCATAAACCAATTGCGAAAAATTATCAGGCGTTAATTTACCTTTATATTCGACATCAAGCGTACCTGTATCAGTATTAATGATATGAAAGACACTTGAGTCAGCCCCATCACCACGTGCAACGTCAGCTGATAAGACATACTTGTGACCTTCTCTAGGATATCTCCAAACCCATACATCTTGATTAGGACCAGTCATTTCAATCGGAGCCTTAGTGCGACTACGAACCCAGTCTAAGTCTTCATTTTGAAAGAAAGTATCACCTGAGGCTGCAAAGTCACACAATAATTCTTGCGCGATTTGTTTAGGTGACATATTTTTAGTTTCTTCATCAAACCATTTAGTATCTCTTTCAGGATGTACATCCCAACTGAGTTTAATTGGATTGAAGACGTTGGTTTTTTGTTCAGCACCCATCCATAAATCATAATATTGACCACCGACACCATTAGGAGTTGATAAAATAATCGCTCTACCACCAGTTGATAGTGTAGGATATAGACCTGTCCATAATTCGTCAAAATTTCTTACAAAAGCAGCTTCATCAATAATCAAAAGAGACAAAGCTTCAGAACGACCTGCGTCTTCCGAGGTAGGAATTGCCTTAATTGAAGAGCCATTAGCAAAGACAACTTGCTGTTTATTATTGGAGGTGATAGGAGATAAAATCAACCATGGAGGTAAAGCTTGAATTGCTACTTTCACCTTCTTTACAAAGTTTTGAGCGACAGCTAATTTAGTCGCAATAATCAAAATGTTCTTGTTTTTGTAGAAAAGTGCCTGCCAAATAGCATAAGCAGCCACGATAGTAGAAATACCGAGCTGACGACTTTTTAAAATGATATTGAATCTGTGTTCATTGAAATCATTTAAACATCTATCCTGAAAGGGATAGGTGGCAAATGGAATGAGACCTTTTAAGGGGTGTTCAATTTTTAGATATTTGTTAATAAAGTAAGACGGATCTTTGCCACATCTTACAATTTCGTTAATTTGATTTTGTTTAATAGACATGTTTAAAACCTATTAATCTTGAACCTCAAATTGTACGGAATAGATAAAACGAATGCGACGAATAGGGGATTGTGAGTTGACAGACATGACTTCATGATTAGCATTTTCATTACAACGAGTTAATTTAATCCCGGAACCGGTTTGTTCTTTAAAACCTTTTTTAATGTCATCAATACGACGATTAATAATATCGTTGGCTTCATATTTAAGAGAATCTGTTTGTTGATGAATGCCAACTTCACGAGCTACTTGACCAATTGTTTCATAGGAAGCAGTCAACATATTACCTGCCATTTTTAAAGTTAGCTTACGACTGCCATCGCTAGTGTTATGATAAACATTGTCAATTAAGTTACCAAGTGCATGAGATCTGGAGATACTTTTCATTATTAAAATTCCTTTTATTCTTTTTCTTTATTATTATATAGCTTAGACCAATTATCTAATTCACATGTTTTACACATTTTATGTCTTTTATATGCTTCAATATCATCAATTTCAGCAAATAGACGTTGGCAGACTGGACAATCAATAGGAATATATTCATCATCGATCGGTCTAACAATCCTAATATTTTCATTTTCAAATTCTTCAACCGATTTATCAATTGCTTTCCATTTGTCTTTACTCAAATCTAACATAAGAGTCTTTTCCATCGCTTTCTATA